TAGTAGTAACAAGTGGCAGTTCAACATCCCCTCTTTGTTTCAAGGTGTGAATGGACTTGACAATGGGATGCTGTTTGTCATAGGTGCTAGATCAAATGTAGGTAAGTCTAGTTTCCATGCGACTCTTTGTGCTAGTCCAAATGGTTGGGCTAGTCAGGGTGCTAGGATTCTTATCTTATGTAATGAGGAAAAGCCTGAGAGAATAGCATCAAGATATATGACAGCCTGTACAGGTATGACGATGAAACAAATTATCAAGGACAAGAATGAGGCTCATAGATTGTATGATCCTGTCAGGGATAATTTAAAATTCTTAGATGCCACAGGTAAGCCTATGAGTTGGGCAGAGGCAGTAATAAAAAGTTACAAGCCTGACATAGTTGTCATGGATATTGGTAGTAAGTTTTCTGAAGAGGGAGCTAACACTAATAACCATGAAGCATTAAAAGCCAATGCAATTTATGCTAGGAATATAGGTAAGATGTATGGCTGTTTAGTTGTTTACTGCACTCAGTTATCAGCAGAGGCAGAGGGTAAGATTGTTTTATCCCAAGCTATGATTGAGGGTAGTAAAACAGGTCTAGCAGGAGAGTCGGATCTTATGATTCTTATTGCTAGGAATCCCCCTATGAACGATCAGACTGAAGACGATGGACTAAGGTATCTAAACATTGTCAAGAATAAAATATCAGGAGTTCATAGGATTGTTAATTGTGAGTTTGATTTTCATACAGGAGTATATTCATCATGAACTACATATCAGTATGTTCTGGAATAGAGGCGGCTACTGTAGCTTGGAATAAACTAGGGTGGAATCCCCTAGGTTTTTCTGAAATAGATAAGTTTCCGTCTGCTGTTCTGCAACACCATTACCCAAACGTGCCTAACTTAGGTGACATGACTAAATACAAGGAGTGGAATATAAATGAATCAGTTGACCTTATTATCGGAGGAACACCCTGTCAATCTTTCTCAGTCGCAGGACTTAGAGGAGGCTTGGAAGATTCTAGAGGAAACCTCACACTTACCTTTGTTCAAATTCTCAATCATTTTAAGCCAAAATGGTTTATCTGGGAAAACGTGCCAGGAGTATTTTCCTCAAATAACGGAAGAGACTTTCACTCGTTCACACAAGGTATTCAAGCAATCGGGTATGGCATTGGATGGAGAGTACTTGATGCTCAATACTTCGGACTCGCCCAAAGACGTAAAAGAGTCTTTGTTGTTGGAAATAATACAGGAAACCTCTCAAGTATCGCAGACGTATTATTTGAGCGAGAGAGCTTGTTTAGGAATCTTGAGGAGAGCAGACAAAAGAGGAAAAGTCCTACCAAAAAAACTGGAAAACGCTCTACTACAGACGACAAATGGCCTTCGAAAATAAGTAATACACTTGAGGCTAGATACTTTAAGGATGGGGGTATAGATAATCAACATATTAACGCTAATTGTCCTAAGTTTATTCCTGTTACTGTTTATGAGAATCATGGCACAGACTCTAGAGTCAAACCTTTAGGGGAAGTTAGCACAACTGTAACTGCTAGATGGGGTACAGGTGGTAACAATACGCCTTTAGTAAAAGAACCTATTTTAGGTGGTCAACATCCCAATGCTGCGATTGGAGAGGAAGTAGCTCCAACTTTAACTAATGCTATGGGTTCAGGTGGAGGACATATACCATTAGTAGCCCCTAAGTCTGTTATTAGAAAACTGACCCCTGTCGAGTGTGAAAGATTACAAGGTTTTCCTGATAACTATACTCAGATACCTTGGAGAGGAAAAGAAAATAAAGACTGCCCAAACGGACCTAGGTATAAAGCACTAGGCAATAGCATGGCTGTGCCTGTTATTCAATGGTTAGGCGAGAGAATAAAAGGTATTGATGCTAGGAGCAAGGTAAGATATGTAGGTAATGTTAATGCCGCAAGGCAAAAGTTTGTTACAACAAAGGAGAATTAAAAATGTCTTATGAAGATGAATACCATGATGAAGATATTAATGATGTTATCTATCACTTAGAGAATCAAGTGCATGATTTAAAACAATCATTAAAGTCAGCAGAAGTGGATGCTTCTTTTTTTGAGAAGAGTACACAACTGCTTTCCAAGGAAATTAAACAGTGGAAAATTACTGTTGCAAAATTACAACAAGCTAATGAAGCCTATGCTAAACTACTTGACATAGACGGAATTGTATGCAATAATGATTCTTCATTAGAAGAAAAGCTAGAGGAACTGCTAAACTATGAAAAAACTAATAAACCACAGCGTCACTGAAAATAACAATGGTGTTAAAACACATTATGTTCTTTTTGATGACGGCACAATTTACTCAAGGCTAGAAACAAATGAAAGATGGCAAGAAGAAAGATCAGTTGATGTTCCTGGATATAGAGACAACAATGGATCACTCAAGAATACATCTAGTAGTAACAAAAAATCAACAGGGAAAAGTTGAATGTCACAGAAACGTGGAAAGTCTAAACCAATCAATAAAGGGCAAAACATTAATAGCTCACAATGGCATAGGTTTCGATTTTCCAGTTTTAAACAAACTATGGAACACAAAGATAAGATTGAACCAAGTTTTGGACACATTAGTTCTATCAAGATTGATGAACCCACAGAGGAAACACAGTTTAGCTGCTTGGGGAGAAACACTAAAGTTTCCAAAGACTGATTTTAAAGAGTTTGACGAGTACTCAGAAGAGATGAAACAATACTGTATTAATGATGTAGAAGTATTAGAGAAAGTTTATCAAGAACTAGAAAAAGAAAGGACAGACTATGGATTTTCTCAAGAATGTATTAACCTCGAACATGAGGTTGCTTCAATCGTTTCAAGACAAGTCAGCAGAGGTTTTAGGATTGACTTACAGAAATGCAAGGAACTGGTGGAACGATTACGCGCAAGAATGGAAAACCTCGAAAAACAGCTTCAACAATCCTTTCGACCCATCATCACAGAAAGGTTCTCAGAAAAAACAGGGAAAAGATTAAAAGATGACATTGAAATATTCAATCCAGCATCAAGACAGCAGATTGCCAAAAGACTTACAGCACTTGGATGGAATCCCAAGAAGTTTACAGACAAAGGTGCAGTCATTGTTGATGAATCAGTTTTGGGATCAGTTGATATTCCAGAAGCAAAACTCATCTGCGAATACTTACTCCTTCAGAAAAGGTTGGCTCAATCTGAATCATGGATTAAGTATACAAATGACAGATCAAGGGTTTGTGGTAAGGTCATTACCAACGGAGCAGTCACAGGTAGAATGACACACCACAGCCCTAATCTAGCTCAAGTGCCTTCAGTATCAGCACCATATGGTGCAGAGTGTAGGGAACTATGGACTGTTGATCCTGGTCATAAGTTAGTTGGTATTGATGCTTCAGGGTTGGAACTGAGAATGTTGGCACATTATATGAATGATGATAACTACACTAAGGAGATTTTAGACGGAGATATACACAGTAAGAACCAGCAAGCTGCTGGACTTGACACTAGAGCCAAAGCTAAAACTTTTATATATGCTTTTCTCTATGGTGCTTCAGCTAGAAAGATAGGTACAATGGTGCAAAGTGACGGACAAGAAACCATAGATAAATTTATGGAGAATGTGCCGGCACTAGCAAAGTTAAAAAAACGTATTGAAAAGACTATGCAACAAACACCAACATTACCTAGTTTAGATGGTAGAAGATTACACGTTAGGTCGGCACACTCAGCATTAAATACACTGCTTCAAGGGGCTGGTGCAGTTGTTATGAAGAAAGCACTAATAATATTTAACAAGTATATAAAGACTTATCAGTTAGACGCACACTTTGTAGCAAACGTACATGATGAATGGCAAGTAGAAGCTAGTGTTGATGATGCAGAGCTAGTAGGACAGTTAGGAGTTAAAGCTATTGTAGAAGCAGGTAAAGCATTAAATCTTAATTGTCCTTTAGATGGTGAATATAAAGTAGGTAGTAATTGGAAAGAAACTCATTAAGGAGAAACTATGGAAGTAGCTAAACCAGTTAAGATCAAAGCCAACATTATGTGGTGTTTTCATAACAAGATTAATGCTATGGCAGAGAAATACACAGTTGACTTGTGCAACTTATCAGAACCAGCAGTAAAAGCTCTTGAGAAGGTAGGGCTATCAGTTAACAACAAAGCTGATAAGCCAGAAAAGGGTGATTTTATTGTTTGTAAAAGTAAAAGACCTATCAAGGTAATAGACTCAGAGGGTAATGATTTATCTGATATTGCTATAGGTAATGGTTCTGTTGCAGTTGCTATAGTAAGCTATTATGATTGGGAAGGTAAGTTTGGTAAGGGAAGATCGCCTAGTTTGCGTAGACTCGTTATAGACAAGCTAGTAGCCTATGAAGAGCCTAATGATGGTGAAGAAGATGATGGAGATGTTCTCTAATGATTGCTATAGTTGATGGTGATATCCTAGCCTATAAAATAGGGTTTGGTTGTGAAGATTATAAGCAAGAATACGCCATCAACAAATTAGCAGAATATTTAGAGGAGTTAGTGTTTATAAATGCCAACTGTGATGATGCAGTTGGCTACCTAACTGGTAGTAATAATTATAGAGACAAGATAGCTAAGACACAAAGCTACAAAGGACACAGAAAGTCAGGTAAGCCTAAACACTTACCTATACTTAGAGAATACATGGAAAAAGCATGGGGATTTGAAGTACAGGAGAACCAAGAAGCTGATGACGCCATAGGGATAAAAGCATATGAGATGAATGAACAAGATTATGTTATATGCACTATTGATAAAGATTTAGATAATATTAGAGGTTGGCACTATAACTTTCAAAGAAACGATCTTTATTATCTATCAGAGAAAGAAACAATAAAACATTTCTATAAACAATTATTAACAGGAGACAGAACAGATAACATTCCCGGATTAAAAGGTATTGGAGATAAAAGAGCAGAAAAGATACTTACAGACTTAGAAGATGAAAAAGATTTATATAACGCAGTATTAGAAGAATACAAATACAATAGAGAATACTTACTAGAACAAGGACAGTTATTGTGGATAAGAAAGAAAAAAGACCAAATGTGGACTCTACCAGAGTATATAGAATAGTTTGGCAAGATGCTGTAGCAGATTGTGGTTGGGAAGAGACAGCCACAGCAGAAACGCATAAATGTATTACAGTTGGTTATGTAGTAGATGAAAATAAAGAAGCTATTTGTATTGCTTCTACAATATCAATAGATCACTCTAATACTCGTATGCACATTCCTAAGAAATGGATAACTAAAAAAGAGGTTATATATTTTGAAAACCAGCAGCAGAAAGAACAAGGGAAGAATGTTACAACAGTGGGTGAGGGATCAGATAATATCGAAATTACATTTACAGACTGACGATGTTAGGTCAACATCTATGGGTTGTGGTGGCGAAGATGTGCTATTAAGTCCTACAGCAAGAGAGAAAGCTAATATATCTATTGAATGTAAGTCAAGACAAAAGGTAGCAGTATATGGTTTTTATGAGCAAGCAAGCACTAACTGTAGAGGAGCAGAACCAGTAGTGATAGTCAAACAAAACAGAAGCAAGCCTTTAGCTATTGTTGATGCTGAATATTATTTTAAACTTTTGGGAAAGGTTAACCATTGAAACATTTAATTATACCCGACACTCAAGTAAAACCAGGTGTTGATTTATCTTACTTGGAGTGGATTGGACAATATATAGTAGAGAAGAAGCCAGATGTTTTAATTCAGATTGGCGACTTTGCAGATATGCCATCACTATCAAGCTATGATGTTGGTAAAAAGTCGTTTGAAGGTAGAAGATATAAAGACGATATTAAAGCAGCAGTTAAAGGTATGAATATTTTATTAGCACCTTTGAGGGATTACAATGAAAAATGTAAAAAAGATAAGAAGAAACAATATAGACCCAGAATGGTTCTCACGCTTGGCAATCACGAAAACAGAATTGACAGAGCAACAGAGGGAGACCCTAAACTCTACGGCACTATTGGTATTGATGATCTCAGATACGCAGAAGCTGGTTGGGAGGTGTTTGATTTCCTTGATCCTGTTATTATTGATGGTGTGGTTTACTCTCATTACCTAGTTAGCGGTGTTATGGGTAGACCGATAGGATCAGCTTCATGTATGATTTCTAAGACTCACCAGAGTTGTGTTGTAGGACACCAACAAGGCAGACAAGTGGCATATGGCAGAAGGGCAGACGGATCAGCTATTACTTGTATCATTGCTGGTTCTTGTTATTTACACAATGAAGAATACATGGGTAATCAAGGTAATAATCATTGGAGAGGTTTAGTAGTATTACATGAAGTAAAAGATGGACAGTTTGATGAAATGTTTGTTAGCTTAGATTATTTAAGGAAAAAATATGCTTATAAAAGATGAAATAAAAAAGTGGGAAAAACAGAAAGACCCTTTATGGGAAGATATGGACAATGTTAATCACCCACCACACTATAACAGTGGGAACATAGAAACAATAGACTATATAGTAGATGTGTTAGGTAAGTATGAGGCTATATCATACTGTCAAGGTAACGTAATTAAGTACACAGGTTCTAGGTTGTTTAGTAAAGGTAAGCCTATTGAAGATGCTAAGAAAGCAAGATGGTATCTTGATAAGATGATAAAGTTGCTAGAAGAAACTAAAGGTATTAACTGGAGTTAATTATGGCATTGACAATTAGAGATATTTGTGATAAGCTCTATCAACTTGATGAGATAACATTATTAGAAGTATTAGATATAACATCAGAAGAAATAGTAGATAGATTTTTAGATAAAGTAGAAGATAAAGCAGACCAATTAGAAGAGGATTTAACTGAATG